TTTCTCCAACAGGAAATGTTACAGTTAGTACATTGAACGTTGTTACAGCTAATACAAAATTTGTTGCTGGTATTAACATAGATGCTTTTCTTGCACAACAGAATAATCAAGAAATTTCTAGATTTTTTAATAACTCAGGAGACCTAAAAGTTTTTCTTGGGGGTCCAGGAAACTTCAATACAATAGATAATGCTACCCCAAAACTTTTCCGTGGAAATATTTATAAATTTGGATTCTGTAATCAAGATAATGTTAATAAACTATTAGCAGAATTTACAAATGGTCTTGCAGATAATGACAATATTCCTGCAACATTTAATACTCACTTTGCAAGCTATACTCTTATCGGAGTAAATACTTTAAACTCTTTCAGTCTTGACATAGCTGTAAACGGAACCTGGAAAGACTATATCTCACTAAGTCAACTAGATAAACAAACTGTCCGAGATGCTGGTGGAAATGTAGCATCTTCGCTAGATTTTATTCAATTTAATATAGATGTTCCAGAACTTGCAGATGTTACAAACTCATCTATAAGAACATATGTTGAATTTTCAGAGATAGCAGCTTCTGTTGTATCTTCAAATCAAATAACTAAAACAACTGCTGCTGTTGAGTCTAACTATACAATAGAACCAGATTCTGAGTGGGTAAATAAAAAATATGAATTAGTAAATAATACTATTATCTATTTGCCATCTGGAGGATTTAATTCTTACTCAGATCTTGGTCTAGTTACACATTTAGAATTTTATATTCCTGGAATTATTAGAAATCCAGCCAAAATTAAAATGCTCCATATTGCGTCACAGGCACTAAATTATTCTGCAATAAAGACACCAATTGGGACAAGGTATGGAAAGGACATATATTCTTTTGGTTCAAGTAGAAGCTATTCTGCAAAGAATCCATACACTATATATAAAAATACAACTCCGTACTTATACCTAACAAACTGCAGTGGAATAAAACTAGTTGGCACTACATTTGACGGTACAAGGGGAATTGAAATTCCAATTAATCAATCTGCAAAGCCTTACTATACGGTAAGTGTATTAGAAGCCTCAGTACTTTATGAAAAACCATTTACTGCTGATGTAGAACTTTTTAGAATTAAACATAATTCAGATACAGTTATAGTTTATGCAGATTATACTTCTCCAACATCTGCTAGTGCAGTTTTAAAAGCAAAAAAATTAAGCGATAGTTCAGATATGGCATCTGTAGTTCAATTTTTTGTTAATGGTGTAGCAGATCAGGCAACAATTAGATCTGGTGAATGGAATATGGTTGGAATATTATTTAAAAATCTTTTAAGATTTGGTGGGACTTCAGATAACAGAATTGATATAACTGGTCCATTTGTGGTAAATAATGTCTCAGATTATCAGATTGATCAAGCAGCAGAAAATAATAATTATTCTTTTTACTTATGGTCAGATACAGCCACAAAAACTTGGACACAGGTAGCGGCATCAAGTGCAACTTGGAACGATACTCTTATTAGTGCTACTGCTGCAACACCAATTAAACTTAATGCTTCTGCAATCTATAACTCATATCTAGGAAATAGTAGAATATCTGGAAATGATGATGTGTATAGAATTAGTATGGATCAGCAGGACTATTCGTCTTATATTGGTATTAGATCGTCACTGGTTGCAGTCTCACCGCTATAATATGGTATACTGGTGGTTATGGAACAGGAAAAACTAGATCCAATTGAGGAAGCTCTTGGAAAAGCCAAACTAACAGTAGTCAAAGAAGAATACTCAGACTTCGGTACATATATTTGGGTAAAAGCAAACGGTAAACCATTTACTGATGGAAACAATAACGTACTTTCTATTGAGTCAATGAAGAATGATCACGAGCGTGTAAAACAACTTATTGATGCCGCCGCATATTATGGAGAACCAGAAGGTCAAGCTATCTTCTACCCAAATACACGACAGATTTCAGACGAGACACACTCCGAACAGATTGACCGTATGAAGCAGGGGTTAATTCCAAATATGAATGACCTTGGTGCAGTTATTGCTGCAAAGAATACTTTAAATGCATATGGAGATGAAGACTAATGAGAGAAGAGTCTATGGAACATATTATTCGTGCAAAGATGGATAACTTTGCAGAAGAAGAAAATGTATTTAAAGCACAAGATCCATTCATTAAAGACTGGGATGGCATTAAGTCTCTTTCTGGTCTTAATGCAAACTTTAAGCGTCGTGCAACAAGAATGTCAAAGGCTGTAGATATCACACCAGCATATCTTGACAGTGCAATGGCTATAAGCTCAGGAGTAAATGGAGCACGTTCAAAGGAAATTAATCCTGGAACCGTCTACCACAATGGCTACGGTCTCTTTGATGTGATTACCCCACCCTGGAATCTTTATGAACTTGCAAACTACTACGACACATCATTTGCTAATCACGCCGCTATTGATGCAAAAGTAGAAAACATTGTTGGTCTTGGTTATGACTTCCAACCAACAAAAAGTACAATGTTTGCTATTGAAGGTTCTACAGATTCAGCTGCAGAAAAAGCACGTAAGCGTATTGAACGTGCAAGAATTTCAATGCGTGAATGGATAGAAACACTCAACGACGATGATTCTTTTACAAACACAATGATGAAGTTTTATACAGATGTTCAGGCTACAGGAAATGGATACCTTGAAATTGGTCGCACAGTAACAGGTGAGATTGGATACGTCGGTCACATTCCCTCAACCACAATGCGAGTCCGTAGACTAAAGGATGGCTACGTTCAGATTATCGGTAACAAGGTTGTCTACTTCAGAAATTTCGGGGCAGTTAACCCAAACCCAGTAACTGACGACCCACGACCCAATGAGATTATTCACTACAAGGAATACTCTCCACTCAACACATACTACGGAATCCCAGATATTATGTCTGCAATATCATCTCTTCACGGAGATCAACTTGCTTCACAATACAACATCGACTACTTTAGCAATAAGGCTGTTCCTCGCTACGTCATTACCCTTAAAGGGGCAAAGCTGTCAGACGATGCCGAAGATAAAATGTTCCGTTTCTTACAGACTAGCCTAAAGGGACAGTCACACAGAACACTCTATATTCCTTTGCCAGCAGATTCTGATAACAATAAGGTAGAGTTTAAGATGGAGCCAATTGAGAACAATGTTCAGGAGGCATCATTTGACCAATATCGCATTCGCAATCGTGATGATATCCTAGTTGCTCACCAAGTTCCACTTTCAAAGATTGGTGGTGGAGATGCTGCAAGCATTGCTGCTGCACTAGCCCAAGACCGCACATTCAAGGAACAAGTTGCACGACCTGCACAAACTAATCTTGAGAAGGTTCTTGGTAAGATTATTAAAGAGAAGACTGACATCCTTGAACTTAAGTTTAATGAGCTAACTCTTACAGATGAAATTGCACAGTCACAGATTCTAGAACGTTATGTTAAGACACAAATTCTTACACCTAATGAGGCTCGTGAAAAGCTTGGTCTTGGTCAACGTGCAGACGGCGACGAGGTATTTCAAATGACACCACGTCAAGCAACTGACGCTCGTGCTAACCTATCAAACAATAGACAGCGTGATACGGAGCGTACAAATAATAATTCAGACAGCACATCAACCACTGCTGGAAGAAATGCACAGGGCGAAGGAAGAGCGTCTCAATAGGGTGTTACACTATATGTAACAACAATATAACATTGTTGTAAAAAACAGTATATAATTAATTAATATGACTATTTCTAAAGCCCAATGGAACACAGATGGCGACAACGTTCGCCTATCAATGCCGTTCTCAAAAGTTGACGAAGAACGACGTATCGTCTCTGGTTTTGCAACGCTTGATAACCTTGACAAGCAGAATGACATTGTAACTCCAGAAGCTTCGGTCAAAGCTTTTGAAAAGTTTCGTGGTAACATTCGTGAAATGCACCAACCAAAAGCAGTAGGCAAGATGGTGTCATTCAAAGAAGACAAGTATTTTGACCCAGAGTCAAAGAAATTTTATTCAGGTGTTTATGTTTCAACATACATCTCAAAAGGTGCTCAGGACACTTGGGAAAAGGTTCTAGACGGAACACTCTCAGGTTTTTCAATTGGTGGCAAGATGAACCAGTGGGACGATGCCTTTGATGAAAAGATGGATGCCACTATTCGTATTATTAAAGACTACGATCTTGTAGAGCTTTCACTAGTTGATACCCCTGCAAATCAGTTTGCAAATGTTTTGTCTGTCGAAAAGGTAGACGGCATTGATGTAATCAAAGGAGATGCTATGGATGTAGAGATTGAAAATGTTTTCTGGGATGAAGCAAACGGTATTGTTATGCTCTCAGGAAACGAATCAGAACTCAGCCCAACAACTGGTGCTGAAATGAAAAACATCGGCTTTGTAGAAAAGTCAGATGCAGAAAAACCAGAAATGGTGAAGTTCTTAGTAGATAGTGCTAAAGGCATTAATACTTCTAAGATAACTAAGGAGGTAAGTCCTATGACTGATGAAGTAAATGAAACAGTCGCTGAGACAGTAGAAGAAGTCGCTGTTGAAGCTGAGGTCGCTCCAGAGGCAGATGTTGAAGTAGCAGAAGAGGTAACTGAAGAGGTAGCAGCCGAAGAAGTTGTTGCTGATGAAGAAGTTGCTGAGAAGGCTGATTCAGTATCCACGTCAGACGAAGTTCTTGTAGACGCAGTTGCTGAAATCAAGGATACCGTTACAAAAGCCTTTAGCGATCTAACAGCAGTTGTTCAGGCACAAGCCGAACAAATTGCACAATTAAGCAAGTCAATTGACTCTGTAAAAAATGAGGTAACAGAGACAAAGGGCGAGTTTAACGAGTTTGGAAAGAGGGTTGACGCTGTTGAAGCAGATACCGCTTTCCGCAAATCTGGCGATCTAGGCGAGATCGTACAGGAAAATCAATCAGATAAGATTGAGAAATCCCTATGGGACGGACGTTTCCTCAAAACTGCCGATCTATTCAAATAAAAAATCACTTAGGAGGTGACAAAATGTCGGAAGAAATTATTAAAAACTATCCAGCTGCAGCTGGTTTCGGAGCCGCAGAAGTAAACGGTGAAGGAGCATTCGCATCTGGAGGAGTTGGTGGTGTTGCAAGTCCTGGAGCAAATACTCTAGGAAACATTCCAACCGCAAACTTTGGTGTTACAACTGGTCCAAACGCCGTAACTCCTTCGGGTGATGCAGGTAGTGGTATTCTACGTCCCGAACAGGCTCGTAGATTTATTGACTACGTTTGGGACGGTACAGTTCTCGCTAAAGATGGTCGTCGTGTCACAATGAGAGCCAATACAATGGAACTCGAAAAAGTCAACGTTGGAGAACGAGTTATTCGTGCTGCAAACCAGGCTAACTCGACATACACAAACGCAGGTGCAACCTTTGCTAAGGTTGAACTAACAACAAAGAAACTTCGCCTTGACTGGGAAGTTTCTGCTGAAGCATTAGAAGACAACATTGAAGGTGCAGCCCTTGAGGACCACCTTGTTCGTATGATGACTAATGCATTCGCAAATGACATTGAGGACCTTGCCATTAATGGTACAGGTACTGGAGGCAACGCATTCCTTAACATTATGGAAGGCTTTGTTCGCAAGGTTCGTTTCGGTGGAGATGCTCACGAGTATTCTGCAACTGTTACAAGCGGTGCGTGGACTCCAGAAGTTCTTCAGGGTGTCATTAACTCACTACCACGCAAGTATCGTGCTCTAAAGAATGGTCTCAAGTTCTACACAGGAACTGCTACCTTCCAGAACATCGTTCGCAACCACGGAACAATCGGAACCAACATCTGGACCGAACAGTACCGTAATTCATACCTTGCAGGTACTGACCAGGTTGTAGGAGAGGCTAGAACAACTCGTGTACTAGGTATTCCAATTATGGAGGTTCCTTACTACCCAGACAACTACATCGACCTTACATTCCCTTCAAACCGCATTTGGGGTTTCCAGCGAGACATCACTGTAAACCGTGAGTACGTTGCGAAGAAAGATACAATCGAATACACCGTATTCGTTCGTTTCGGACTTCAGTGGGAAGAGGAAGACGCTGTAGCTTGGGTTGATAGCGATAGCCAGGATTCATCTTCATAATTTGAGTCTTACTCTTAGGGGAGGCAGGGATTTCGGTCCTTGCCTCTCTTACTATCTGATATAATTATTGAAGGAGGTTTCTAATGTCAAATGAAACAATTATCGAAACAGTCGAAGAGACAGTTGAAGAAGTACTAGAAACAATTGAAGAAATAGTAGACAATTCTGTAGAAGCACTAGAAGAATCAATTGGAGATTTAAAACAAAAATTAAAAGGTATACCAGAAACAGATGAAAATAACGTAATCGGTTCATCTCGTACCACTGCCAATGGTGGCAAAAAGTTTGGTGCAATTACTCAAACAGAGAATGGTGCTATCGGCTCAGGAGCCGCAAATAAGTCACCAAAAGTAAAGGCGGTAGAGCCTAAAGTTGTTAAGAAAGAAACAGTAGCATTGTTCTCTACACGAAATGTCTTGTGGGAAGGCGTAGGGAAGATCGATAAAGGGTACAACATTGTTGAAAAAGCAGAGGCTAAGAAGTGGCTTGAGCGAGATCACGTGCGTACCGCAACCCCAGAAGAGGTTGCAGAGGAGTACGGAATTTAATGGAATTACTAAGGTTATCGCCATACACTAGCGTTGGATTTACATACACTATACCAGCC